TTCCCCCAAAACTCTTCTCTCTGGATTCGTGTTGCCTCTGTCTGTTTTCTTTGTGTCTCTATCATTTGTTCTCTTTGTTGAGTTTGATGTTTAGATAATGCTCCTCGAGCAGCTTCTGCTTTTTGGTACAGTTTACCTGTATCTTCAAAATCATTTAACATCTCTTCAATAAAGTCATTGTCATGACCTTTTAATTCTAAGTAATCTCCTAATATTGCTTTTTGTGATCTATGATCATCTTCTTCAATATTAACTTTACTATAATCTAAATTAGGGTCGTAAGCTTCCATAAAATTTTGTGACTGTCCTCCAGCTAAAACATAATCTAAATGTTTTTTAACTAAAGGGAAAGCTTCAAGAACATCATCTATCCTATCATCAGCCATTTTAGAAGCAACATCAGCTGTCATCTCAGCTAAACCTTTTGGAGTATCATCATAAGACTCTCCGTCCATATCATACCCTAATTCATCTAGTATCTCTGAAACAATAGAAGATTCATCATCTGAGTCATCTTCATATTGATCATCTTCTTCTATTTCTTCTTCTTCCTCTTTAACTTCCTCTTCCTCTTCCTCTTCTTTAACCTCCTCTTCTCTCTCAATGTTTATATCATCAAGAGTAGGTTCTTCAGAAGATTCAATTACTTCTTCTTCTTTTACGGGAGTTACCTCCTCGGCAGTAATAGTGTCTACGCCATCACCACCAATAACATCATCAAAAGAGATGTCATCTAGTTGTATTTTTTCATTTGGTTCCATATATTGTTTTTTGGTTTTAAGTTACAAAAGTAGTAATTATATTGATATTTTTTATACTTTATTATTTTTTCAAGTTTCTATTATTATATAACACTTACCAGCAGCTATTTGATTTATATCCTCCCTTTTTAAACTTCATTTTGTATCCTTCATAAAATCTTTCTCTGGATTTTGTTAAATCTGTTATTTCAGGATTCCTTCTATAGTTATCATTATAGTATTTAAACATTCCTGCAGTATCAGTAATTTCTGGTAGAGCTTCTGGAACTTTTCCATAAACCATTCTCATTGCATTTACAGCTGCTTTAGGATTATCTGAATTTAATTCTTTTTTAAATTTAGCTTTAGTTGTAGGTAATCCTAATTCTCTAAGTCTAGTAAAATATCTTTTTTGAGTCTCAGTATGTCCACGCTTTACTCCATCTTCATCAATTTTCTCATCAAATAAATCATTTAACATTATTGGATCAATAGATGCTTGTGAATTAGTATAACTTCTATTATAAGCTTCAGGATTTTCCCCCATACTATTTTCCATAAAATTAGTTACTTCTAATAATTTTCTTAACCGAGGCTGAGTACTTTTAGATTCTCTAGATACTATATTATCTATTTCTCTTTTTAAATCTTCTCTTCGTCCTTGTACTTCAAGCTTTTCTCCCCCTTCTTGAAAATTCATAGGTCCTCTATTAAAAAGACCACTTATATTGCTACCAAAATCTTGTATACCACTTGTAAGCTTACCTAGTGCTTCTTTTCCTGCATCTAACCCTTGTTGTTTCAATTTATCAAAACCTGTACCATATATACCAAATCCTGCACCCTTCTTAGCTGTATCATAAAAGCCTTTCAAACTTTGATTCCAATTAGGATTCAAACCATAATAAGCGCCATACTCTGGTGGAGGTCCTTGTGGATTATCTGAATTAGGACCATACATAGAACCTGTATCTCCTCCAGTATTCCCTTCAGAATTATGAGCGTCAAGTGTACCCATACTCATCATATCCATATGCTCTTGTTCTGCAGTACCCCCTTCATGATATTTTCTTACTCCTCCTTTTTTAAATGTTAAACCTATTCCAGCTTTAATTCCTTTATTTTGTAAATCATAACCTAAACTACCTTCTAAAGCTCCATATCCCCCATATACTCCTATATCTTTAATTTTCTTATCAAGTAAATCATAGTTAGTATAAGCTCCTGCCTCAAATCCTGCTGTACCTCTTGACCAATCATGAGCCCCCTCTAGATTTTTTTTCTTAAATCCTACTTTACCATAAAGATCTAAACCTCCTCCAATAGTAGCATCATCTTCTTGTAGTTTTAGATTTCCTTTTCCTCTTAATCCTGCAGCAATAATAGGCGCACCTGCTCTAGTATCAGACCCTCCAAAATATCCTTGAAGACCCAATCCAGCGCTGGCACCAAAGGCCTTATTACCAATATTATAACTTGTACCAACATCAGTTTGTAGTGATAATGGAGATTCTGTTCTTCCACACCCTCTACCACTTCCAGGCCCGCAGTTTACAGAACCTTTAGATGTAAGACTAATATCTAATCCTCCACTACTATATTTTCTTAGTCCTCCTTTTTTAAATACGTTAAATGGATCTTTACCAGAATTTGTAAGTTGTCTTATTTCATCTCCACTTAAAATACCTTTAGACTGTCTTATAGGAATATTTTGTCTCCCTACAATTTGAGTTGTTGTACTAATTCCTGGAGGATGTATAGTGTTAGTATTTATAATTCCTCCATGAGGTATTTTATCAAGACTTGTAAGATCTGTTTTTGTATTAAATATTCCCATACTAGGATCATTATGTCGATAATTATCTAACGCACTTATTCTGTCATATATCTGATCATTACTAAATTTTGAAATATCATCCTCAAATATATTTATTTTTGAAGTGTATGCATTCTGTTGTGGATTTAAACCATATCTAGCATTTGTTTGCCCTGGAAAATCTCCATAATACACAATATCACTATTACCACGTACACCACTAAAACCCGCTCGATTCCCCGCACCTCCAGTAGGAGTTGTACCCATAAACTCAGCTAATTGTTTTGGGTCGCTAGGATCAAATCCATATTTCTCTGCTTGTTTTAGTAATTCCTCATTTTTCATAACATTACCATCTATATTAACAGTACGATATGCATTATTTCTTGAAGAATACTCCTTAAGTAAATCCTCTCTAGTAGTTATTTGTTTATATCCAGCATCAGTATTTTTAACTATACCTGGTTGTTTGAAATCAGCTAATTGTTTATTTAATTTTGCTTTATTTGCTCTATTTATAACATTATAAGCAGGTTTCACACCGTGTTTAAAAGCAGCTCCTCCAGCAAATGGTACAGCTATACCTGCTAATGATAAATTTCTAGCAGATTTATCACCCCTCACATGTGAAATACCTGCACTTACTAAATCCCCAGCTTCGGAGACTATAGGAATACCCGTCGCACCTATAACATCTGCCACATTAACTGGATCAGTTATCTTTTCCTTTGCCTCTTCTCTATACTTTATTGATGCCTTTCTATTACCCGCATCAAGTATATTTTTTTGTTCGTTAGACATTGGGCTTCCATCTTTATTATAGTATTTAGAACCTTGAGTTGTACTTACAGTATTAGAAAGAATTCCTTTATTTTTTGCTGTCTTTGTCGTACCAGTCTTTTCTTCTTCTAAGAATTGATTAATAAACGCATCCTTATCAAATCCAGCATTTTGATATTTTCTTACACCGCCTTTTTGAAAAGGAGTAAACTCTTTTTCCCCCGTATATTTATTTATTCCAGTTTCTGGATCTATAACAGTAGAACCTTTGCCAGCTTCTAAGGGGGATAGCGTTGCAGCTACGAGAGGACTTTTCTTTGCTAGGCCAAGCAATTTGTTAGATATTGATGTTTGTGGATTCTTTTTTCTGTATTTTTCTATTTCTGCTAATTTCTTTTTATCTCCTTTAACATATGCATCATAATAATGTTTAACATCAATATATCTATTTTTCCACTTTTCTTGCATCATGTCAAATCCTATATTTACATTAGGATGATATAAAAATTTAGAATCTTCATTAAGAATTGGAAGATCCTTAAAAGACTCTACTTTGCCTTCCTTATCTCCTACGGCTTTAAGATCACTAAGAATTCTTGGAAAGGTATTAAAGCCACCTTTTTGATATTGTGATGGAGTTTCTATAACTGTACCCTCTTCTTCCCCCATATCTAACGCTTTAATTCCCGGGGAAACTTTATTATAACTCCTAACTAGATTACCTTCTTTATCATACTTACGTATATCTATAGGAAAATCCATCCCTTCAGTATTGAAGTTATCATTAGATTCAGGGAAAGCCATAGCTGTATTTCCATCTGAACCTCTTAAACCTTCTTCTTGTTGAGTTTCTGTTTCTGCAGTTTGACCTCTTTGAACATTAGCTTCGTCTATTAATTTATAGACAGGACCTTTATAACCTTGAGTTATAGCTCCTTTTAGTATTTGCATTTGTTCCTCTGGTGTAAGCATTATTTACCTGAAGGTTTTTTATTTGCTTTATTTTTAGTTTTAGCTATCCTTTCTTTGGATTTAGTTTCTTCTCTTTTAATAGCTGCAGTACTTCTATTAGTTTCAGCCTTATCTCTATGATCTTGTGCTTTAATATCAACCTCTCTATCTTTAATATCTAATTCTCTCATACCTTTAGCTAAATTGAGTTGAGCATTAGTATCATTATCTCTAGCATGAATCATAGCAACTTTAATCTGAGTTTCTCTGTCTTTATCTTTATTTACATCTTCTCTCTGCATTTTCTCTTTTTCTGCCTCTAATTTAGCTTGCTCCATTTGTTGTTGAGCTTGTTGTTGTTGCATAGCTAACTCATTTTGTGCTTTTTCAGCTAATTTAATTTTATGTTTAATATGAGTAAAGCTATCTGCATCAAACATCTCAGTTATAGTAGACGCAGGAACTCCATTTTGAATCATTGATTGAGAAAGTTGTTTAACTGCTTCCAATTTATCTTGCTCTTTACCAGAGTCTGATAAGAATATTCCATATTCAGATTCCATATGTGACATACTATTTAAATCTAAAAAATCTGTAGTACCGTCAGGCATAACATACATTGTTTTCTTTCCAGCTAGCCAAGCTTCTTTTGAATAATCAAGAAGACCTTGTAGATCTCTTTGCTCCATTCTATTAAACTTACGGAATAAATCTTCTGTAATATGTGACGACTGTACAATAGCTTGTTGTGAAGTTGCTTTACCCTCATAACTCCCTACTTGTCCTTGACGTTGTCTATTAACTCCAGATAATTTTTCCCATTCCTGCATTATAGATTCTAATAAAGTAATATATTGCTCTATAGTTTTAATAGACATATCCATAACAGATTGATGTTGCGGATTTAATTGTATTCCTTCTTTATTATAATCTACCCAAGCAATACCAGATCCCTCTACATAGTACATAAACTTATCCATATCCCATTTCTTTGGGATCATATTAATATCAAACTGAGCGATCATATCTTTACTTTTTGCAATAGATAACTCTAACCTGTATTTATAGATATTATAATTTAACTGATATGGTATACCTAATTTTACTAAAGATATATTTGAAGAATTAATATTAGAATATCTAATACCATTAATTGGGAGTTTACATTTAGAATTGTTATCTAAAGAATTTCTTTGATTAACTATTGGGTGTATTTTAATATACATTCTACCATCTATTCTTGTTCCTTCCCAAACTTCGTTAACCCACTTCCATGTAACTTTAGCCCCTAATTCTTTCATTTCAATAGGCATTTTAAACCCATCTTCTACAATCTGCTCTTCCATTGCTCCAGTATTAGGGTCTACCATAGTCAAAAATCCTATTCTTTTTCTAGATTTCCAATATACTTGAGCTACTTCTATTAACCTATTTCTATATGCATTTGCATCTTTATTCATAGAATTAGTATATAAGAAATAAGAATCAGATTCTGAATGTCTTGGTTCTTCTAATTCTAAAATTTGTGCCTCACTTAAATACTCATAATAAGAGTCAATCACGCTAGATGCATGTACATATTTTCTAACTAATGCCCAATCTCCATCTTCTACAAAATCTAAATCTGGATCTAAATCATAATCTACATCAATAGGATTAAGTACTTCATAAAAAGGTTCATTATTTCTAACTCCTCTATGTGTATATACTTCTCCAGCAACTAAAAAATGAAACCAAGCTTTCTGAAATTTATCATGAATTTCTTGGTTGTGCATAATATAATTTACTGCTTGTTGCCCTTTCATAGCTCTATTATCTACATAACTAGATTCAAATTGTTCTGCTATATGTTTAGGGAGCTCAACCTCTTGCTGTTCACCTTGAAAGTCTCCATTCTTAATTAATTCATTAGCAAATTGTTTTTGAAAACTTTGATATATTAAATCACTTTTTGCTTGTTCTTTAGTAGAAATAGCATCTGCATTTTGTACTGTAACAGTGAAATTGAGAGGCCTTTTGGATTTCTCACCTAGTAAAAGGTCAACGATAGGTTTAATTATGGGATAATTACGCATCTGAGAAGGGAAATTACTACGGCTCTTACCATAAGGTTTTAGCACATATTTATAATCCGCCTCATCAATTACACCGTTATAGTATTCATATAATTGTTGTAGAGATTCTTTTCTACTACTTCCAGAACTACGTCCAGAGTTAGAAAGTTCTATGTAAGCTTCTACACAGGCTTCTTTCCATTGTTTATTTTTTTTAGACAAAGGCAGTTTCTGCCTTGGTATTTTATCATATCCCATAAGCTACAAATTTAATTAGATTTAGCTTTAATTTTACATTGAGTAGTAATTTATACATATACTTTATAAATATAACACTATAAGTAGTTACAGATGTCATATAAACTATATTTCAATGTTAATTCTTTTCCTTGTTCTATCTTATGCAGTGTTTTTAATTTTTTATATTCATCATTTTCATCTTCTATTAGCTCACAGTTAGGCTCATCTGAATGATTAATAAAACCTCCTAATGGTGTCCTAATATAATCATGTTGAAAATTAGGATCATAAACATGACTTATACCTATAACTACCTCTCCCGGAATATCTTCTTTAGCGAGAATCCCAGCTCCATGAATTTGTGACGGACCTATTGCTAAGTATTCTGGTAGAGGGTTATAAGGTTCTTTATCTTTACATTTTTCCATTTTAATAATAATTTTTATCAAACCACTTATCTGATGCTCTGTCTTCTAATATATCTTTTACTTCTGTATTATACAATTCTCTAGTATGATACATCCCAATCATAAAAGCCATAACACGGTCAAAGTTGCCATGATGGTTAAATTTAATTAACTCCGTTAAAAAAGCGGGGTCATATATTTTATGCAAATTTAGTAATTGTTTTCCATTTTCATCTGTTCTTCTTACAGTATTTAACCAATCACGTATATATATCTCTCCCTGCCTTTTCCTAGCCTCAGTCATATGCATACCATATTGTCTTTTTACTGTCTTACTCCTTAATTCTTTTTTATCAAGCATTTCAAATTCCTCCTGAAGTTTATGTAACTTCCTGTATCTTTTAGCGTATGCTATAACTTCACCACGATCATTCTCGAATCCTATCTTACACCCATAATAATCTGCTAATAAAAATAAATTTCTATTATATTCATCTTGTGTTTTTGGTCTACCAACATAAGATGCTACAATTAAATCATCTGGCTGTGAAATATTATTAGGTCGTTTTAACACATATGCTGCCCCTAATGAACTAGAATCTGCAGATTGATTTTGCCCATAAGGGTCATGACAGATTACATACATATTTCTAGGTACTTGTTGTTTTTGATTTCTATATGGAGACTCATATATAACTATAGCTCCTGTTGTATCATCATCTTTTCTGTGTGGAAATTTTAATACTTGTTTTAAATCTCCATCAGGTTTAAATTTAACTTCTGCTTTAACATCATGATATAATCTCCCTACAGTACCAATAGCCTGAAGATTATTAGCTTTTATATTATTATATTGTTCTTGTAAGGATGCTATATCAAATAAATTTGCAGTAACCTGTAAAGTAGCTTCTTGAGGTGAGAAAGGATGCTCCGCTATATATTGGTCTAATGATTTAGCATCCGCAGCACCCTTCTTTTTCTCCCTCATTTGTTCTTCATATTCTACAGCATCTCTAGCTGCAGAATTACCTTCTTTATCTATAAATCCATCTAGGTTTTTTTGTATTGGAATAAAATATCCACACGTACTCCCCATAGCTCCTTCATCCCATATATTCTCATAGTCCATGCAATCATATGCGGAAGGATTATAAAATATTTCTTCCATAGCTTCAAAATCTGCTCCTTCAGTACCTCCCGTACCAAAAGCTACCATCAATCCTAAAGTTTTACTACCCTGCCTCATTGTAGGCATAGTTACTTCCCATGCCTTTAGCAGACCCGGGAAAGATCCTGCCTCCTCAAAGAACACTAACTCTCCCGCTTTACCCCTTACTTTATCTGGATTATCTTTTAATGATACTCCCATTATTTGAGATTTCATACCCATCTCTATCTCTAAACCGTTTACTTTTTTCTTATAACCAGCCATTTTATGCATCTCACGATCTCTGAGGCGTGGTTGAGCCCATGCGGTATGATCATCTATAAAAGAAAGAAATTCCCAAGCTTTAGATAAAAGTCCATCCCCAATTAAGTATTCTTTCTGAGATGCAAATACAAAGTTTTTAGAATTCTTTACAAAAAAGTAATTACGAGCAAGCATAGATCCTGCTTTATATGAATACCCTTTACGACGAGCTTTTAAGACAATCATATGTTTATTTTCAGTCCGTGCTTTATCTATCTCTTGGAAATACTCCCAATCTCCATCATAAAAACTTGGGAAACTACGCTCACGTTTAGATCGAATTGTTCCATCTGGCATCTCTTCATCTACAGCCCTATCAATAGGACAATAATTTAAATAAAAATAATGAAAGCCAGTAACACTTAACTCGTCAACTGTGTATCCATACATACAGCGTTTACGCTCTTCATCCCAATAATCATAATAATCTTTTGTTCCTGGGAGAGCATCTGTAAATCTTCCCTTTTCAAGGAAGGTTATTGCTGCTATTCTAACTCTGTCGGTTCTTTTAAACATTTATTTTTAATTTTAACTAATTCAGCACACTTCTCATATTCTTCTGTACCTGTGAAGTACTCTATAACTATATCTATTATATCCTCAGATCTCCCATCTTCTTCAATAGGATCAAAAGGTAAAGGTAAATCATCAATTATCTCTTCCTCTAATTCATAATAAATATCATCTAAAGTCTTTCTTTTAGTTATAATAAAATAAGCATTTTCCATTGCACGATTATAAAGTTCTATATCTTCTAAAAAATCCATTACATACTATATTTATTTACTTCAATTCCACCCCTATTTGTATTAGCGGCCTGTTCTTCTTTTTTAACTATTTCTTCTAATCTAGTTAATCCATCTACTACTTTCCCCATATTAGATACATTAGCTATTAAATCTTTTGCATGAAATATAGGTTTACCATGGTCATCCATTAAATGTAAATCTATATCTCTAAAATATTTCTCTAATTTTACTATTGAAGTTCTTGCAGCTTTTAATAAGCGTACAGCTGAAGTCTCAATTAATTGTTCATATTTATCACAAGCTCCTAATACTTTTGAAGAAGGAGTCCATTTCTTTTTTTCTCCAAAGATACTATTTTTTACTTCAATTAAACGCTGTTCCCATTCATATACTGAAAAAGGAGACCTATGGTCGACCATAAAGTATACAAAAGATAATTCTATAGATGATAAACCTTTAAACTCTAAAATAGTTAAGGCATAAGAACTTGGTACAGCTTTACCGTCATTTATATATAGTAACTCATGCCTCATATGTTTTCCAATTTATTTTTTTATTTATTTGATTTTTTCTAACTTCCTCTTCATGTATTTGATCTATCATCCCCAGCATAATATAAGGTGAGATATATTTTTCATTATATAAATAAATATCTACTGTAGCTTCATAATCTTCCCCATATAGATATTCTAAAATTTTAAGTCTATGATTCCCATCATATATTTCATACCCATATTTACTTTTTATTAATACAGGATTAACTTTAATTCCATTAACTTTAATATCTTCTAATAATTCTTTCCAAGAATCTGCATCATTTGGAGGACTGTCATTAGTTACTATTAATTTATCCATAGAAGAATTTGTATATCTATTTTGTTTAAAAGTATTAGTTATTTCAGATATTTTTATTTTAATCGTTTCATAATAAAAATCATTTGTACAATAACATTTTCCCTTTAAAAATTTACAAATTTTTATTAGGAATCTAATTGTATATACCCTTATATTATATATACTATTTTTCACTCTTCTTCTTATTTATATACTCCACTCTCTTTGGGTTAACTGAAAATTTACCAAAATATGGGAGGCGTATAGTTTCAAACTTACCTTCTTTCATTATTTCCCCTATATATTTAAATTGATGGTCTACTATTTTTTCAATTTTACTTAATGGTAGATCATATTTATTAGCTAAATAATATATAATTAATTTTTTATTCCTTATCATTATTATCTAAAATAGGTTTTTCTCCTGCTACTATTTCAGGGGGTTTTTCTTGTTTTGGCCATTTATGTATAGGGCACTCTGTTGTTCTCCATTTAGCTTTATGCTCCAAGAGACACCCACACTTTCCACATCTCATTGAAGATTCTTTTAAATGTTCACATCCTTTACATATATCTAATCTAATTGCATAGTCTTTTGGAGACACATTAGGGGCTCCATCTTTTATGTATTTTGCTAAATCTTTAGTGAATGATTTCATCATCCCAAGAATACTCGGGGGTTTTTGTTCGTTCTGGTTCATATTCGTCTATTTTTATTGATAATAATTTTCCTTCTTCGTCTTGTATAACTAGTATCTCATATATCTCCAGACTATGATGACTTATTACAAGTTTAGAAAATAATTCTCGCATTATCCTCTGTTAATAGTAATTTCTACAGACTCTGTGTCTGGATTTAAAAATGGGTTAAGTTTATAGGTATTATGGTTTAATAATAAAGCTCCTTTATCTTTAAACTTCTTGATATAGTTGTTTAAAGTATTATGATCCTTTATACCAACTATTCTAGCTACTTCTTTTTTATTCTTAACACTACATATATTAATATCTTCTGTAATAGTATTAACATCTATAAAAGATGATAATATACTTAATTCTTTATTGGTTAAGTCAAATATTCCATTCCATAATTGCACATACTTATAAGTAGTATCAATATTAACTGTTATTCTTCTTTTTTTCATAATTCTGTTCTAATATTTCTAATAAAGCTTTATCCCCATACATTTCTTTAGCATTTTTATACTGGCTATATTCTTC